CCGGGGAGTTCAAAAGAACTCCTGACAGCCACTCCTCCAGTAGACTGCTGGAGGAGTGGCTAAGCGCTTAGCTATGGCTGCACGATGGCTGAGGGGAATTTTCTCCCGGCCTGAAGAAAGCCAGGCTGAGCGCCCAGGTGCCATATTAGCAAGGCACGGGTTTGTGCTTCTCTCAGGGAATGCAGCCGTGTATGCGAAAATGGTGCCAACACGTGGGTCAGATCCGATGGATGTGGATTTGTCCCCCAAGGAGGAAGTGGAGGAGATCTGCAGAGGGATGGTTAATGACGCCGTTAGAAGGGCGATACTTAGGGTGCAGATTCAGGAGGAGCACGACCGCAACATCATCATGCCATGGCTGCTACAGGCCGAGGCCTCTGATGGTAGCGCGGCTAGTTCAGGGAGGGGGGAGAGTGCGGAGCTGGGTGGCGCCGCGCCCAATGGTGCTGGCCAAGGAAATGGCCCCGTGCCCGAGGGTGCAGAGCAGGGCCCCGTGCCTATGGAGATTGACCGTGAGGCACCGACATTTGGGCCAAACGGCGCCCCCCATCGGTTAGGGACAACGTCAATCGCTGACTTGGTAGGAATCACCGCGTTCAGAAATGAGCGTCAGGTGCGGGAAGCGGCGGCATGCGGCGTTGCGGCTTATAGGGCCTTTGACCACATTGACGGAGACAATGTTGATGTGGAAGTGAAGGTCAGTGTCGCTGAGTCCCTCAAGCAGCAAGCCAACAAGCTTTTCGGTAAGCCAAGGAAGCATAGCGCGAGACACCGTTGTGCCAATCGGTATTACCGACGGGTCGCAGTGGTGAAAGCCCTGGTGGATCAGGTGAAGTTTGCTGCCCCCTGTGTGTTCTCTGGCAGTGATGCGGATAAACGCGCGCTGTTCCTCATAGTGCGTAGGGTGGTACAGGTAGCCAGGGACGACGGTATTCCTTTGCCCAACGGACAGGTGCACATTACGGACAGGGAGAAGGCCTGGTACCTGAAGGCGGTATGCACATCATATTACATACAAGAGGAGGATGACGTGTTTTGGGAGCGTCTCGCAGAGAGCGGGAGCGCCATTACGGCGTAGGGGTGCCTCGTGCGAATGGAGGCTAGAACGACAACCGCGAAGCAGTATCATGACGGTACGTCATTCCGGGGAATAGCCATAAAAACGCATGTGGATGCTAAACCCGCAAAGCCCAGGCATGTAATTTTATCGCCGTACATGTCTGCTAGGAACGATTTTGGCGCACATAATAATAACTTACCCAACCTAATCCGGGGCCTGAACGAGAGGGTTTTCAATGTTCAAGGCAAGTTAGGTTTGGAGCCCACCCCGCAGCCGTATCGTGGGGAGTGGAGGAAAATGACGGGAGTGGCAGTAAGGCTGTCAGACAGAGTACGCGAGTTTGGAAGGTGTCAACATCTGACCTGTGAAGAGTTTATCGAGCAGTGTCCCGCTAACAAGCGTCGATTGTATGCAACAGCAGCCGAACAATACAACCGTCAGGGCTGGACGAAGCGTGATGCGCGGATCAAGGTATTTGTGAAGTTTGAGAAGTTAAACTTTACGAAGAAAGGTGATCCAGCGCCCCGGGTAATACAACCACGCTCACCTATTTACAATTTAGCGTTAGGGAGGTTCACCAGGCGAGTCGAGGAGCAGTTATATCATGCCCTGGCCGAGGAGTGGGGTGAGGATGGGGGAAAGGTAGTTATGAAGGGTCTAACGGTTGAGGAAGTCGCAGCGGAAATGAGAACGAAATGGAACAAGTTTAAATGCCCAACAGCAGTTGGACTTGATGCCAGCAGATTTGATCAGCACGTCAGCGAGGATGCCCTGAAATGGGAACACATGATCTACAAGCGTATATTTGATTATCATCCAGAGTTGGTGGCACTGTTGAAAGTGCAACTGGAAAATGAAGGATTTGCGTTTGTAGATGGCCACAAACTTTCTTATAAGGTGAGTGGCACCCGGGCGAGTGGGGATATGAACACCTCCCTCGGGAATTGTATTATCATGTGTTCGTTGGTAAGGGAATATTTGAGGGGCATAGGCGTGATTGCAGAGTTGGCTAATAATGGCGACGACTGCCTGATTTTTATGGAGAAGAGAGACCTGTACAAGTTGGCAGGTCTATCCGATTGGTTTCTGCGATATGGATTCGAGATGGAAGTGGAGAAGCCGGTGTTTGAATTTGAGGAGTGCGTGTTTTGTCAAATGCAGCCAATATTGGTGAATGCTGAGACTGATACATGGGTGATGTGCAGGCAACCATCAACAGCATTCGCTAAGGATGCTTTAAGCCTGTCGGTGAGCACTGAGTTAGGATTTAGACAATGGTCGTATCAAGTGGGGGTTGGTGGTCACGCATTGTATGGAGACATGCCCATCTTTGGTGAACTATACAAGGTTTACAAGAGAGAGGGAGTTGATAGCAATGCTGGCCGCTCCGCTATTCTGGCTGATTCGGGATTCTTGAGACTGAGCAAAATACCGCGAGTTAGGGGTGACTTCGTTGGACAAATTAGTGACGACACGAGGGTGTCGTTTTTCAAAGCTTTTAGCTACCCTCCATCTATGCAGATCGCGATGGAATGTGAAATAAGAACAATGAGCTATACAGGTGTGCGCAACTTATCAGAGAACATTGCCCTAAGTTGCGGGCTAACAACAATCTAGGTCGTGTACCGTGGCCTCCTTTACGATTCCTACGGACTTGGGGCACACGGACATAATGTTGTTACAACATTGTGGCCATGTGCGTACCAGGCGAGTTAAACAGGACAGACGGCTAGCCGGCTGTTGTGGGGACCATTTGGTTAGATGCATAGGTCGTAGAATCCTATCACATCAGTTGTTAGTTGAACATCTACGTTCAGAGTTTGAGTTTACAGGATGAATATCGTGGCATGAACCACTCAGGGGTGTTTCATAAATACATAGAAGAGAGAAACACATGGTGAAGAAGAATAATGGAGGTAGA